GTTGTTGTCGCTGTAGATCCTGCGGTTACTGGCAATGATGATAGCGACGAAACAGGTATTGTTGTCGCGGGTCGTGGCGTTGATAATAGATTTTATGTTTTAGACGATAGGTCATTGCGCGGATCTCCCGACAGTTGGGCCAGACAAGCTGTTGACGCGATGATCCACTTTGAAGCCGATAGAATAATCGCCGAGGTCAATAACGGTGGTGATTTGGTCGAAAAAGTGGTAAGAACAATAGATAGGAACGCGCCCTATACAGCGGTAAGGGCTTCGAAGGGCAAAATTTTACGAGCAGAGCCTATCGCGGCGCTGTATGAACAGGGGAAAGTTTCTCATGTTAAAGAATTTAAAGAGCTTGAGGAACAGATGACAACATACACTCCCGCTTCGAAGAAATCACCAGACAGACTTGACGCTTTGGTCTGGGCGCTTACAGAGTTGAATAGGTCATCAGGCAACGCCGTTTGGAGAATATCGTAATGGGCATTTTGGATAATATCACAGGTTTGTTTAGGCAGAATGTTTCCGAGCGGAAGGAAGCGCCTCAGGTTTTTATGAATTCACACACGCCGTATCATGCGAGACGAGATAACTTCAAAGCGTATGCGGACGAGGGCTATCGAAAGAACGCCATTGTATTTCGTTGCGTGAATGAAATTGCAAATGGCGCAGCGGCAATTCCGTTTGAGGTTTTCCAAGGGGATATAAAGCTTGAGCGTCATCCACTTATTTCTTTGCTGCAACGACCAAATCCATTACAAGCTGGTGTTGAATATTTCCAAAGCCTTTATTCTTATCTTCTATTGTCTGGGAATTCTTACGCTTTGCAGTCAGATGTGAATGGCGTTCCCAGAGAGTTGCACATTCTGCGGCCCGATAGGATCGAAATAAAGCCCAGTGATACAGCAATCCCATCCGCATATAGATACAAGCTAAACAATCAAGTGGTTCGTGAGTATCCAGCCGATCCGCTTACTGGCGCGTCTGAAATCAAGCATTTTAAATTATGGAACCCGCTCGACGATTATCTTGGTCTTTCGCCCCTTATGGCAGCGTCTATTGATGTCGATCAGCACAACATGATTGCCAAGCATAATATCGCTTTGCTGGCAAATGGAGCGCGTCCGTCTGGTGCGATTGTATTTAGGCCAACAGATGATGCGGGAATGAGGCAGTTATTGTCAGATGGGCAGCGTCAACAAATTCAATCTGATTTACAATCTCGTTTCCAAGGCGTGAACAATGCGGGCAAACCTGTCTTGTTGGAGGGGGATTTTGATTGGAAAGAAATGGGAATGTCACCAAAAGACATGGATTTCTTGTCCCAAATGAATATGAGCGCGAAAGATATAGCCCTGTGTTTCGGAATTCCCTCACAGCTTATTGGGGTTCCAGATGCCCAGACATATGCAAATGTCCAAGAAGCTCGTCTGGCGCTTTACGAAGAAACAATTATTCCATTAGCGAAGCGCATAGAGAGTGATTTAAACGAATGGCTGGCCCCGTATTTCGGAGATAATATTACCATCCGATATGCGATTGATGAAATTCCAGCTTTAACAGAGCGGAGACGGAGAACATATGAAAACGTTGTTCAAGCGGTTCGGGAGGGAATTATCTCACGCAATGAGGCGCGTGATAGATTGGGCCTTGAACCCATCAGCGGGGGAGACGAAGTCTTTATTGCTGCAAACCTATTCCCATTGGGTGGACCAGAAGTCGCAGAAGATGAAGGACAAGATCCAGAAGAGGCTGGGAAGGACGCATACGGAGCCAAAGAAGAAGTGGATACGGATACATTCACAACCAGACGAGAGGCTTCCGCTAGAGCATCGGAAATAGGCTGTGTGGGAACCCATCAGCATACGGTTGATGGTAAGCTGGTATTCATGCCGTGTGATACTCATTCGGAATATGAGAGCCTCATGGATGAAAGTGGAGACGGATCTAAGGCCGAGAGCGATGTAGATACGGTCCCGACATCTGCAATGGCGAAAAATGCCGAGCGTGGATTGGAATTGCGGAAGGAATACAATCGTGGCGGCACGGAGGTAGGAGTTGCAAGGGCCGTGCAATTAAGAGCGCGGGAAAGATTGAGCCCGAAAACTGTTCGCCGTATGCACAGCTATTTTTCGCGCCATGAAGTCGACAAGAGGGCAGAAGGTTTCCGCAGGGGTGAAGCTGGATGGCCCAGCGCGGGATTGGTTGCTTGGTTGCTATGGGGCGGTGATGAAGGACAATCTTGGGCGAAGCGAAAAGCGGCCGAGCTTGATAAAGAGCGTGATAAATCTGAGGAAATGGAAGATTTCCACATCGAGTTTGATCTTGAAGAAAAAGCCCCATCTAAGATTTCCGAAGCGGTCAAGAAGGGTTTGGCTGAAAAGGTCAAAGAACATAACGACAAGCATGGCGATAAAAAGGGCAAGAGGGTCACTCAGCGCATGTTAGAGGCGGTGTTTCGTCGGGGCGTGGGGGCTTACAATACAAACCCATCTTCCGTGCGCCCTACGGTGAATTCTGCGGATCAATGGGCATATGCTAGGGTCAATGGATTTCTTCGTGCTGTTCGAACAGGTCGGTTCAAGCGCGGGAAATATGATACCGATCTACTCCCAGAGGGGCACCCACTTAGGACAAAAAAATAGGGGCCGAAGCCCCTGTCTTTTTAGGTTTGCTTTTTATTAATTGAGCGGTGAAACCTTCACTGCTTGCTCTACAAGGAAAACGGCATAATCCCCGTCCAATGCTGCAAGTTCTTTTTCCCATGCGTCTAAGGTCATGACCTCTGTGGGGATTGATTTCATAGATATGCAGTTTTGTGAATGTGCTGCCATCACGTAGGCCATTGCATCGGCGGGGCGCTCTACATCGCTTACGATATAGTCGGTACCACCTTTGAATTTCCAGTAAGCGTTTCCGCTTGAGAATTTACCATCAGCGTCATGCGCTCCGTAATTTTCGAGGGTTTGAGTTTTAACTACATAAGGCATTTTTTTTCTCCATTGGTTGGTGGGGGCTTTCGCCCCCGTTAGATTATTTGACTTTTATTAGCGTTCTTTGGTGAAGGCATTGGATGTTATAGCCCCCTGCTAAGATTGTGTTTATCGAAACAATGTGACCATCAATTACAAAGGTTCCCTCATATCCATCACCAGAAGATACCAGTTCGAAATCTTGAATTGCAGTGATGCCCTTTTTGTTGAGGGCTTTGATGATGCGGTTGTTGCGGTTTGCAATCAAGTTATCAATGTTCTTGCGAACGACTTCTTCAATCTTGTTTGTATAGGCTAAAAGATTGTACCATGTTTTCCCGCCAGAGATTTCGAAAAGAATTTCGTATTGCATTTGACCGCGTGCGGTGTTTTTCCACATTTCTGTGATTGCGGCTTTGCGTGCTTTGGCCCATTCCAGTTGGCGCTCGAACATCTGATTGTCTAAATCGAAGAAGGCTTTTTTGATTTGATTTTCCATTTGATCTACCTCGTTTCAAAGTTGCTATACATCCTTCCTAAATGGGAAGTCCCAATATGTAAATACCATATTTACAAAAAAGATACATTAACGCAAATTTGTTTTGGTGCAGTCTAAAACTCTTTTCCGTAAATCGCTGGTTGAAAATCTATGATCTCGTTTGTTGAAATACAGTTGTATTCCTCGCTTTCGGCATTCGTCTTTTCCAGTAAATTCTTTGTCTCGATATTCTTCTCCAAGAATTCTTATGTCGATAGGATACATATTGAGGATGTCGAGGAGATCCCCCTCGGAGGTGTAAACCAAAACTTCATCTACATATTTGATTGCAGAGATTTGGGCTTGTCTTTCTACGATTGATTGAACAGGTGAATTTTTTTCTTTCCTGTCGATTGACGGATCAACCTGCAATCCCACGATCAGATAGTCACATTGCGATTTAGCCTCTCGTAACATAGCCACATGACCAGCATGGAGTAGATCAAAGGTACTGCACGTGAAACCTACAAGCATATTCCCAACCTTTCTTTAAAAACGATAAAGGGGCCGAAGCCCCTTCAATACATATCCGATTTTTCTTAATACCAAATATCTGTTTCAATCTTCTTGTATGGATCTACTTCCCCGATCATATTGTTGCGCTCCTCTTTAAGGTTCGCGTCATCATA